GTACGCTTGAGAAACGACATTTGATCACATGATAGAAACTTACTACCAATCTCTCCTTTATCCGTAGAGGTAAATGTTAGGTTCATCTCATCTTTACACTTTTTACTATAAGAAATAGTGTTGTAATAATCTGCAACGTCATCCTTTACGGATGCGAGAACATCATCTCCATAAAACCGTGGCAAGACATGATTAAAGAAATTCAAATCTCGTACTTCTGGGGTAGATTTCCATATATACATCATAATGAACAGTCCTCTCAAGGAATTGTCTTCAGCAGTACCATATCTCCCAGAAGGTTGCATTCCTGGCTTGCACAAATGCTCGCCCAGAACTGTAACATGTGGGTACAGAAAATCAGTTAGAACTCCATTTAAAATCTGCAAGTCGACGCCTTTATATCCTAAATGACTCAAGAGATTATAAGTCACGCGATTAACGGCATATCCTATTTCGTAAGATAAACTAACATCATACCCGCTGTAATCACCTTCCAAAATGTTATTACTAAAATCACTCATTGCATCATAAATGACATCTGCCTCCCGATGCATATCTATACCAATCGCGGTATAAAATGCATGAGAAAATTCCAATATTAAAGAATATAGCGGTGACAAATACATTCTACAAACGATGAGAAAAGCAAAGGGTGTAGCATAAAAAACTCTCGTTTTTCCTTTTTCACGCTTGCTAATAGTAACTGCCTCAGCCTTCAAACTGCCGGTAAATATAGGGGCAACACATTCTCCTGCTGCATATGTTTCCAAAATTAAAAGAACTTGTTCTTTCATATTATCATCAAGTTCATATATCTTTTGGTCACATTCATAGTAAAACATGTGGTCTTTCTTTTTACCTTTAGTCCCAAAGCCAGCAGCTTTATTGACATCCATCTTCCTAATGAAAGGGTCATGTAAGACACCATTAATTGCCGTTTGGATATCTAAAGGACGCAAATTTGGAATGTCGAAATCGGATAGATTTGATATAAATTGAGCAGTCATTTCAGACACTATTTCTTCGCAAATACGCCCATCTAAAGGAGCATGTTCAGCAGACATCTTACGCAAACATAAATTATATGGCGATTTCCAAACCCCCCCCTCCATTCTAGGTTTAAACAATGGAGTGGTGTATAGTTCAGTTGGCATAACATTCAATGTATCTATCATGAGATCCCAAACTTTTCCATGATATGGTATCTCTTTCATACCATGTCGCTGATTGAGATTAGGTTGGGTAATCTGACCATAATAGCTAACTGATCCGATATGTTCATAATTTATAGGTGATTTTGCGTGAGGCATAT